CGCGCGGAGTAGAAAAAGTATTTGGAAATAGTAAACATAAATAAAAAATGCAAGATCTTAAAATATACGGAATCTCCGTAAGCGGAATAACATTTTCTTTTCTGCCAGATATAAATCCAATGCTACAAACTGTAGTATTAGTTTTAACTATCGTTTATACTGTTATAGGTATAACACAAAAATTAAAAAAATAAAATGAAATATTTTAATGAATCTGAATTTACTAATTTTAAAAAAATGGACAAAAAGCTTTTAGCTATGTTAGATCATGTACGTGAGCTTTATGGACATCCTATTAAAATTACATCAAGTTATAGAAGTCCTGAACATCCAATAGAAGCAGCAAAAAAACAACCAGGGGAGCACGCTTATGGTGCCGCTGTAGATATACTTAGTGATAGTGGTGGAAAAACTTTTAGGTTAGTAAAAGCCGCAATAGAAGCAGGTTTTACTAGAATAGGTATAAGTAGAAAAAAAGGTTTTATACATTTAGGTATTGGTTATCCAGATGCTCCAGAAAAAACAATATGGACATATTAAATTAAATTAAATGGCAAAATTAATAAGAAAAATAAGCATTGGTTCTGATTATAAAAACGAAGCAATGCATTATTCAGTAGGACAAGAAGTTTATGGAGGACATACAATTTCTGATATTTTAGAAGAAAATGGATCTTATAAAATATATATTACAAAAAATAAAGAGATATTACCTTGGAAACATTTTAATGCTAACATGGCTGTATCGGTTGAATACAATTTAGATTACTAAATGCAATCTTTATTTAATTATATTATATCTACTAAAAGTCGTTACAATAATAAAGTTAATATTGGTAATAAAGAATTAATAATTAATACTGAAGTTACCGAAAGAGATTATATTTTTGTTAATAGAATAGGCACTGTAGTTAATACACCAGCCTCTCTTGATACTATAATAAAAAAAAATGATGAAGTAATTGTACATCATAATGTTTTTAGAAGATGGATTGATCAACAAGGAATTGAAAAAAATTCTAGTAGTTTTATAGAAGAAAATAAATATTTTGTAAATGAAGATCAAATTTTTGCATATAAAAGAAATAATAATTGGGAATGTTTACCTAATTTTTGTTTTGTAAAACCTTTACATGATAATAGCCAATGGAGCCTTCATTCTGACGAAAATTTAAAAGGAATACTTACGTATAGCAATAATAAGTTAAGTGAGTTAGGGGCATCCATAGGCGATATAGTGGGCTTTACACCTGATTCTGAGTATGAATTTAATATTGATGGCCAAAAACTTTATAGAATTTTATCAAATCATATAACAATTAATTATGGATCGAAGAAAAAAAATTATAGCCGCTGCTGAAAAAGCATTAATAGAACTTGAAAAAGTTATTAGACAAACTATAGATTTGGTTGAATTAGACCCTGAAAAAGCTAAAACAGCAGCCCAAGCAAAATGGGTTGCAATTGATGATTCTTTAAAAATTATTGAAAAAATTGAAGAACTTTCAAATGAAACTAAAAGTGATAAAGACAAAAAAACTTTTTTAGGTGTTGAAAATCGTATTAAATAATGTACAAGCAAACTTTATATAAAATTTATAATGATCATCTTTCTAACAAGAACATTATAAAACAAAACAAAAATAAAAAATTTATTTATGGATATAATGAAGAACTTGATTGTGTTATAATAAGTAAAGACGGAACTATAGGTGAAATATATGAAATACAAGGTCTCAAGGTAGCAATACCTAAAACCCCTAAAAATATTATTGGGGAAGACCAAAAAAAATCAAATCAATATTTTAAAAAACGTTTAAGGCCAAATTCTTTAGATAAAATTAAAACAATATATGATTTTAAACATTATCCTGAAAAAGCAAAAGAAGATTATTTTGACTACATTAATGATGAGTTTAATTATCGTAGGGATGGGTATTGGTTCATGTGCAACGGCTCCCCGTGTTACATTACAGGGTCGCACTACATTTACCTTAATTGGACGAAAATTGATATTGGTTCCCCGGACTTCAGACAAGCTAATAGAATCTTTTATTACTTCTGGGAAGCGTGTAAAGCAGACAAAAGATGTTATGGAATGTGCTACCTCAAAAATAGACGGTCTGGCTTTAGCTTCATGGCATCATCGGAATGCGTTAACCAGGCTACAATTTCAAAAGATGCACGGTTTGGAATATTATCTAAAACAGGGGCTGATGCCAAAAAAATGTTTACCGACAAAGTGGTACCTATCAGCATCAACTACCCATTTTTTTTCAAACCTATACAGGATGGAATGGAACGACCTAAGACAGAACTATCTTACAAGGTTCCATCGCGAAGACTTACAAGAAAGACTATTACGACTGCGGGGGATGAAGAAGGTATACCGACAGGATTGGACACCACAATCGATTGGAAGAATACAGGGGACAACTCCTATGATGGGGAGAAACTCCAATTACTCGTCCATGACGAATCCGGAAAATGGGAAAGACCGGACAACATCCTCAACAATTGGAGGGTCACAAAAACGTGTTTACGTCTCGGGTCGAAGATAGTAGGCAAATGTATGATGGGTTCAACTTCTAATGCATTAATTAAAGGAGGTGATAATTTTAAAAAATTATACTATAACTCAGATGTTACCAATAGAAATCGCAATGGCCAGACTACAAGTGGATTATATGCTTTGTTCATTCCTATGGAATGGGGATTCGAGGGGTTTATCGATAAGTATGGGTACCCTGTCTTCGATAGCCCATCGGGAGAGATTGAAGGAATTGATGGTGAACCAATATCTACAGGAGTTATTGGACATTGGGAAAATGAAGTAGAAGGATTAAAAAAAGATAGTGATGCATTAAATGAATATTACAGACAATTTCCAAGATCTGAAAAACATGCTTTTAGAGATGAAACTTTAAATTCTTTATTCAATTTAACTAAGATTTACGAACAAATTGATTTTAATGAAGAAATGACTATGAGCGGCTATGTGGTTCGTGGGAGTTTTTCATGGAAAAATGGAATTAAAGATACTGAAGTATTATGGACACCAACAACTAATGGTAGATTTAGAGTTTCTTGGTTACCTCCAAATAATTTAAAAAACAATATTGTTTTAAAAAATAATTTAAAGTACCCTGGAAATGAAGGCTTAGGTGCTTTTGGGTGTGATTCATATGATATATCAGGAACTGTGGGTGGAGGAGGTTCAAACGGCGCATTACACGGGCTAACTACTTTTTCAATGATTTCTGATGTGCCTAATACAAGATTTTTTTTAGAATATATTGCAAGGCCTCAAACAGCAGAAATATTTTTTGAAGATGTATTAATGGCATGTGCTTTTTATGGTATGCCTTTATTAGCAGAAAATAATAAACCTAGATTATTATATCATTTTAAAAGAAGAGGTTATAGAGGTTTTTCAATGAACCGTCCCGATAAATTAATAGGCAATTTATCAAAAACAGAAAAAGAATTAGGAGGAATACCTAATACTTCAGAAGATATTAAACAAGCCCACGCTGCTGCAATTGAATCTTATATAGAAGAATATGTTGGTAGAATGGAAGAAAACCACGGTGATATGTATTTTCAAAGAACATTAGAAGATTGGGCTAGATTTGATATATCCAGAAGAACATCCCATGATGCCTCTATTAGTAGTGGCTTAGCTATAATGGCATGCAGAAAACATATGTATCGTCCTAGACCTGAAAGAATAATTAAAAAACTTGATTTTAAATTTTCTAAATATACAAATAAAGGATCAAGAAGTGAGTTAATAAAATAAATATGGCAAAAGTAGAAGCTCAAAATTACACGTTTCCTAACCAAGCAGTATCAGATGCTGTTAAAATAACCAAAGAATATGGTTTATCTGTTGGTAGAGCTATTGAACAAGAATGGTTTAATAAAGACAACAACGGGGTTGGTAAATTTTTTAACTCTAGGGAAGAGTGTCACAGATTAAGATTATACGCAAGAGGAGAACAATCAATTCGAAAGTATAAAGATGAATTTGCAATTAATGGTGATTTATCATATTTAAATTTAGATTGGAAACCTGTGCCAATTATTCCTAAGTTTATAGATATAGTTGTAAACGGTATGCAAGACAGAACCTTTACAATAAAAGCTATAGGACAAGATCAGTTGTCAACAGGAAAACGTACAAAATTTGTAAATGATGTACAGCAAGATTTAAATACAGCTCAGTTATTATTAAATATTGAAAAAGAACTGCAAGTATCTGCTAGGAATTTTGCTGTTAATGAATTGCCGGCTAATACAGAAGAGTTAGAACTGTATATGCAATTAAATTATAAGCAAGGCATAGAATTAGCTGAAGAACAAGCAATTGAAAACATATTTAAAATCAATGATTACGAAGCTACTAAAAGGAGAATTGATTATGATATAGCAACCATAGGTATAGGATGTGCTAAACATAGTTTTAATAATACTGATGGGGTAGTTGTTGAATATGTAGATCCTGCTAATTTAGTATGGTCTTATACTGAAGATCCTAATTTTTCTGATTGCTATTATTTTGGAGAAGTTAAAAACATAAATGTTAATGAGCTTAAAAAAAGATTTCCTAATTTAAGTAATGAAACAATTGAAAAGCTCACTAAAAAGGGCTCTAATTGGAATATATATAATACATATAATCCACAAAATTATTATGGAAATGATTCCTTGATGCAGAACAATACAGTTACCGTATTAAATTTTAACTGGAAAACTTGGGAACATGACGTATATAAGATAAAAGAAGTTCCCTCTGGTGGTAAAAAAGCTATTGAAAAAGATGATAGCTTTAATCCTCCTGAAGAGCAATCAATGCGTTTTGAAAAAGTAAAGCAAACCAGAGAAGTTGTTTATGAGGGAGTATTAATTTTAGGTACTTCAGAATTACTTAAATGGGAAAAAGCATCTAATATGGTAAGGCCCCATGCTAATATTAATAAAGTAATGATGAATTACATTGCTTCAGCGCCTAGGATGTATAAAGGCAATATTAATTCATTGGTAGCTAAAATGACACCTTATGCGGATTTAATTCAATTAACACATTTAAAATTACAACAAGCTATTCAAAGAATGACACCTTCCGGTGTGTATTTAGATGCTGATGGTTTAGCGGAAATTGATTTAGGAAATGGCAATAATTATAATCCGCAAGAAGCCCTAAATATGTATTTTCAAACGGGTTCTGTTATTGGAAGATCTTTAACTGTTGAAGGAGATCAAAATTTAGGTAAAGTACCTATTACAGAATTACCAGGCAGCGGTGGCCAACAAATACAAGTTTTAGTAGGTGCATATAATCAATACTTACAAATGCTTAGAGATGTAACAGGATTAAATGAAGCTAGAGATGGTTCAGACCCTGATCCTAATGCTTTAGTAGGTGTACAAAAATTAGCAGCCGCTAATAGTAATGTGGCAACTAGACATATACTTTATAGTAGTTTATTTATTACTACACATTTAGCCGAAGCAATATCTTTAAGGTTTAAAGATGTTTTAGAATTTCATCCGACTAAACAATCTTTTATTGATTCATTAGGTCAATTTTCTGTAGGTTCTTTAGAAGAAATTAAAAATCTTAATTTACATGATTTTGGTATTTTTTTAGAACTTGAACCTGATGCAGATGAAAAAGCTATTTTAGAAAGTAATATACAAATGGCATTATCTAATGGTAATATATTTTTAGAAGATGCAATTGATGTAAGAGAAGTAAAAAATATAAAATTAGCTAATCAACTATTAAAATTTAGAAGAATAGCTAAGCAACAAGCTGATCAAGCTCAAGCCCAAGCTGCAAGTGCGGCTCAAGCTAAAGCACAAGGCGAAGCACAAATAGCTATGGAAGCAGCAAAAGCTGATGCAGAACAAATAAAAACAACTTCAAAAATACAATTATCTACAGCAGAAAATGAAATGGATATTAAAAAAATGGAGTTAGAAACTAGAGCTAAAAAAGAACTTATGCAATATGAGTTTAATTTAAATGTTCAGTTAAAAGAATTAGAATTAAAATCTAGAATGGAACTCGCACAAACAAATAATTCTTCCATGTTACAACGGGAAGAAATTAGAGAAGCTGTAAAAGTACCATCAGGAAAAATATCAGGCGCACCAAATA